TTGGGGGTGGTAATACGCCATCCCGCTCATATCTTGGATTATTTGTTTAAAATTGGTAATCATCTATAATTAAATATAAATTTATGTGGAATGACTTCCCATAATTTGTTTTTGCTGTTTCTCGATTATCTTATCTTTTTCAACCATATAAGATAACTGGTTCATAACAGCTAAGATTGTTTGTTCTGTAATTTGTCGATGTCGCGTAATGTCATCTTGAGAAATTCTGTTGAGTACCACGAGCCATCCAAATCTTTTTTGAAAATTACCCTCCAAAGTATCTTCCTCCATTTCCAAGCGAATTTTATCTGCATCCAACTCACGCTCATCCAACTCCTCAAAGATGTTGGGGTATAGTTTAAAGAGTTCCTTGCGAAAAGTGTAAAAAAAAACTGTGCTCCAAGTGCCACCTCCACATCGAGTTTGTTTTTAAATAGTTCCGCCCTATCTGTTAAGGTATCTTGGTTATATTTCTCTATCTCAAAATTATGTTTACCCTTATGTTTTGTAATCGGTCGGTAAAGGATTGCGGTAATAATATGAACATAATCCAATATCTCCTGTGGTTTTTTGGTCATTAATGTATCAAGGTCAGCGAACTCACCAAACGACATCTTCTTCCAATCTGGTATAAATCCATATTCAACATTATCCAATGTAAACTTATCCACAAAACCGGGTTTCTCTGTTGGGATTAGTTCTATTATTTTGGTTGAAAGAAATTGTACCTTATCTCGTTCAACCTCCATTAGTTTTTCCAATGGAGCACCTGTGATTAGATTAATAAGTTTTGCTTGATAATATTCATCATCAAACAATCCATTAACTTTGTACAGTTTTACATAATCACCGATTGTGATTAGGGTTGGAATCTTATATTCAATCCCATCAATTTCAAATGTTATTTTACTCATAATCTTGCTATGGCGTATCTGCCACTATTTTTTGGTTTTAATTCGTAATACATTCTTAACATCATTGCGTCAGCAAAGTCAGGAGAACGACCTAATATCTTTTTTTGTTCGTCCTTTGACATCACACCAATCTTCGTATCCTTATCAATATTCTTTAATTTGATGGATAATAACTCTTGTGTTAATGTTTCTATTACATTGTTGTTTAATAAATTAATTGATAGTTTACCCTCCTTCATTGATTCACTCAATTTGATATAACATTGAGATTTAAGGTTGGTAAAGTTTTCGTTATGTAATGGGGATGAATTGTTCATAAATCCCTTTGCTCTAATTTGGTCAACAACACCTCCACCAACACCATCAGCGTCAATAATAATATTTGATGGGTGAACTCCGTGAATCTGTTGAAGAGTTTTAATTTCATTGGATACTTCAACTGTATCCATTTTTGTATATACTTTGATATCTATTAAACATAATCCCACCCAAACGCATACAACTGTAGAATCGGACCCAAATCGAGCAATATCACACGAGAGGTACTTTGTATCACCGGGTTTGATATCGTGTCGGAAAGTGGATGAAACGATGTAATCGTGGGTAAATATGTTATCTATCTCATCTGTGTAATCCCAATTACCCATAAGTAAACGTTCTCTTTGTTGTAGAGGTAGTTCATTTAAGGTTTCAATATAACTTTCAGGTAGATATGGATTATCCATTGCGGTTGCTCTAATGAACTTCTTCTTCTCAGGTAACTCTTCTTTAATCCACGGAATATAGAATTCTGATTTCAACCAATTCTGTGATGGGTTACAGGTTAAGAATAACTTTGGAGGTAAATCATATTCATTTAATTTATAACGTATACGTGATTTTACAATATTGTATGTTAATTTACTTACCTGAGAACACTCGTCAATAAATCCTGCAGTAATCTCTAATGAACCCAATGAATCTTTTTGTGGGTCACTTGGGTTATCAGATAAATCTTTTAATATTATCTCTGACCCATTATAAAACGTTATGACGTTAGTTTGTTGGTTATATGTATAATGTGTCCCCGATTTCAATCCCATCGATTGTAGAACCTCTAATAAGGTCCTGAGGGTAGTTAATCGTAACTGTGTTAATACCGCACGACCAATAAGGTATCTGGTATTGGGATAAGTTATACACATCCAAGATATCCATAAACAACCAAGCATACTTTTACCTGAACCCGCACCTGAACCAAACAATACATCTGTCGTTGTTTTGTCAGTTAGATACTGCCATCCTTCAGTTTGTTTCTTAGTTAGTTTAATATCCATTATTTTCTTTTATTACTTGCTTGTATATCTGATGTTGCCCATCTACAGTTATTTGGTTCATAGTTTCCATTCACATCTATTCTATCTAATGTTGTTCCTTCAGGTCGTTCTCCCATATCTGCAAAAAAGTTTTCAAACTTCATCCATCTATCACATACTGTTATACCACGACCACCATAATCTTTATAATCTCTATTATTTGGATTTAAACATCTTTGTTTCATCATTCTCCAAGAAACATATGTTTTTGATTTTGATTGCCCGTGAATAATAACATTACATTTACAAGATTTAACTAAACCTCTTCTTAAATGATTTAATGTGGTAATTGTTTTATTACCACAATCACACTCACATTCTATATATCGATGTTTATTTTTTTGTTCAATCTCTTTAACAATTCTTAAACGACCATATCTGTCACCCTGTTTGATTTCAAGTTTCTTACCCATTTATCGAAATTTTTATCTCACGAATATACAAAAAAAATTAATCTTTGTTGAGAACTATGTTAATACTAACCGGTTCCCCCGCTGAGGTAATATCCACCTTTGACGCTTGTTCCAAACCAAATAGTTTTGTAAGAGAATCCAATACCTCTTTCTCAACCCTACGGTTATTTGATAACCTACAACGATTTAGAAGGTCAAAGTAACGTTCAATCTGAGAAGATAGTAGTTCCTCCCTCTCATCCTCAAAACGTTGTTTTAACCTCTCCTTTGCGTCCTTCCATAGATTGTCAGCTTGACGGGTGGTTATGTTAAACTCCTTACTAGCTTTGTTTCTGAACTCAATGGAGTTCAAACGTTCATATAACATAAGTTCAAATACACGAACCATTCGTTCATCATATTCTACCTCTGTTGTTTTTCTACCTTTCTGTTCCATATATATAAATATTAATTTTTGGGGTAGTGGGTTTCAACATAGTGTTTTAACTTTCTATATTGGGACCTACTACATCCTGTACATCTATTCAATGGTTCTCCGAACAATAATGAGTATGTTAAGTTCAATTGATTGTACATCTCATCTGTAAATGATTTTCGTGTAATTTCTGCGTATAAGTACATTACTTCTTCTTTGGTTACCAATTCTATCTGTTGAGGTAATGGTAATTCCTCCACAACAGGTTTTTTCTTACAGCTGGTACACTTTTTTGATTTGGGTGGTTCTCCACCATTCCAATTCTTTAGTTCTTCGTTGAGAACGTCATCCATTGTTTTCTTCTTGATTTCCATTCTTTCTAATTTTAACTGTTACTTGTTTTGGTTTCTTGAGATGTATAACACCCATTCCACCGGGGTTTATATCCATTAATTGGTATTTATCTTCAATATTGAAACCCCATTCTGTTGCCATATTCTCTATTACAATACGACAAGCTAATGAATGATATTCAATTCCCATTTCTCTTACGGTTTCAAAATCTTCTTTGGTTAGATTTCCCATAAATATTTCACTACCCTCGATGTCACATTTAACCACTTGTGGTTTATAATATCTTAGATAGATTTGAAACTTATTTGGACCATCAATATAATCATTATGTTGAACGAATCTCTCTGTCTTTACATTCTCCTTATACCAATTATAACTTGGTTGAGATGGGTCAACTCCCACCACAAGTGTTGCTCCTTCTTTTAAGAAGTATATTGGTGTGGGTTCTGTATTCTCTTCCCATATCCCGTGACCAAGGTCAAGAACTGTTCTTCCATCACATTCCAAGAATCCCCAATGTTCTGATGGGTTTTCTGTTTTAATTTGTTTAATTTCCATTGTTATACTTTTCGTTGGTGTTATTCCTTATCTCTTCTTTGGATTGTTTAACATATCTTGCGATAGAAGATAGAGGTACCCCTGTTTTTTTTGACACCGCTTTGAGTGAACCTAATGTAAGATACATTTCAAAAACGGATTTGTGAAACCAATTGAGTTCTGAAAATGAAATTTCTAAACATTGAATCAATACTTCCCTATCCATTCT